CGTCTGATCGGTGAGACTGTGTCCGCTGACCTGCTTACTAAGAAGTTCGCAGCGACACCTGGTCTCTTCCATTCCCTCGACTATACGTCTGCCACGGACTTTATTAATCCTTGGTTGTCGGAGGTCGCGGTACGGGAGATTAGTTCATCTGTAGGCATGCCCGACGACCTTACTCGCCTGTTCTTGACAGCCCTCACCGGTCACACCGTGGAGGGCGAACGCCAGGCCTGGGGTCAGCTAATGGGTTCGATAGTGAGCTTCCCTATTCTTTGTATCATCAATGCAGCCGTCATTCGCTTCTCCTGTGAAGTGGTGTCTGGTTGTCGGATGGCTCTTCACGAGTGTCCGGCTTTGGTGAATGGTGATGATGGTTTGGTACGCGCTAGTGGTGAGTTCATCGACGTCTGGAAGGACGTCGCGTCTATCTGCGGTTTAGAGCCGTCCCAGGGCAAGGTTTATACCTCGTCCTCCTTCCTCAACATCAATTCCACCTCCTTCCTTTGGTCGGGGGACTCGTGTTTACACGTTCCTTACGTGAACATGGGTCTCCTTACCGGGATGAAGCGTTCTGGTACCGAGAAAGTTTCGAAGTCACAGTTGTTTGATGCGCAGGAGTATAATTTTGTCAGTCTGGGTGCCCGCCACCACCAGCTGATGGAATCTTGTCCCTCCGGCCTTCGTCTGTCCGTTCATCGTTCATTCGTTCATCACAACTGGTCTGTCCTATCAACCATCGGACTGCCGTGGTTCGTTCCTGAGTCTATGGGGGGAGTTGGTCTAAAACCGTTTGTTACACATCGCTTTGGTTCTGATGATGTAGACGACTATTCTTGGCATTATGACGAGCTGCCCAGTGGAACCGTTCTTGGTCCCTCTGAGTTAGATCGTCGTTGTATGGCCTATCTTCGTCTGCGTGTGAATCGCTCCATCGCTGTTAAGCGTGTTAACCCTTCCCAGCCTGTCCAGGTCCGTTCTGTCTGGTACCCCTTGTGCCGTTTTCCTCAACAACGGTCGAGGTCCAATGTGGGTTTCACCCACGAGATCGATGACGACGATGTCGCTTTTATGGACACCGCCTCATTCTATCTCCTTCCTTCTCTAGTGTCGAAGGCGGTCGAGAGTCATGCTCTCATCGCCCTACGTCACAATGAGCGTGCTTGGGACCGCCTTCAAAAAGTAGTCAGTTCTCTCCCTCAGGATGAGAGCGGGTTGCTTGATGTAGAGGCCCCGCAGTCATAATCTGTCCGGCGAGGCGTAATTGCCCCCGCGCCTTTTAAGGCGTCTTGCCCGTGTTTCACGGGCCGGGAATCGTCAGATGTATGGATGATTGTTCTTAGGTGG